TGCCCCAGCGTTCGGCGTCGGTGGCAGAGTATGCCGACGGCAAGGTTAATACTTTTTCGCGGATGCCGTATCTAAGCTGGCTTTCTGCGTCCTCTACTGTCGCTAACCACTGTTCGCCATTGCCATCTACAGCTGCGCCTTTTATCGGCAGCACGTTGTAGATTTTTTCGGCGTCGTCCACCGGCTCAAAACTGCCCTGATGATCTCCGACCCAAAACCTCGCCTGCTCATTGACCTCGCGGTTGCGCGGACGGAAAAACAGGCGGCGGTATTCGTCTACGCCGTAAACGTAATCGATTGCAAAGTCAGACAGCTGCTTGAGTGCGTCTTTAGCTGTAACGCCGTCAAATTGTATTCGTGACGCGATATAGTTGGTGTTGATCAGCAGATTACTGCTGTAGTTTAGCCCGGCTTTTAGCTCTGCCTGGCGGGCGATATCAGACACCATATTTGATACCTCGCGCCCCTGAAAATCTGCAAATATGACTACTGCGTCCAGTTTATTGTAGTACCCATGCGCGGTGTATTTGTATTCTTTGGCAGTGCTGCCTTGGGAGGGGCAGTTTAAAATGTATCCACTCCACCACGGCCGCGGATCATTGTATAAGTGGATATCAATGCGCTGATCTACGGAAAGTTCTGCGTTTGTTGGCAGCCGGCTAAAAACAAAATCCGCTTTTCCGCAGCCAGTTTCGACTATCTCGAATTTTAACGACTTTAGCGCATTGCCCTCGACGCCGCTGGAAAAAATCGCGGATTTGGTCCCGTCCTTGTTGTAAGCGATCATATCATAGCGGTCTGGCAGGTAGCCTATCTGATCATCAGTGTAACCGCCGGCCAGTCCAATAAGTCCTGCGTGAATGTATTGGCCGCGCGGATATAGGCCGTATAAAAGATTACCTTTGCTCATATAAACCACCTGGCTCTGTAGATTATTTTCACCTGCCCGGCCGGACAGGTGAATTTGAATTCATTTCGACCGGGCAGGGCATGAAGGAATACTCCGGAAAAGGTATTGATACTGTTATCATTATCGCGCCGCACTGTTCCCACGTTGCCATCCACGCGAGCTTTGTGAGGATAGCTAAGGAGCGAATCGGTCAGCTGCATCTGTTCGCCGCTATCTGTATGCATGATCTTGACGTTATCCATGGGCGTATCGGCCATCGGGATAAAATCAAAAATCAGCGGAACGTCAATCGCCGAATCATTATATAAACTGACCACTTTATCGGTTTGGTTCTCGGTAAACGGAATGTTTACCACGGTATCAGCAGTTGCGTAAACAAACGGATCTGTCATCATAAGAGTGATATCAATATCAGACCAAAGCCATTTAAAGCCTTTGACCCATTTTTGTTTCGTTTCTACTAATCCGGCAATGCGATACTCCCGGTCCTCTCGAGCCATGCGCAGCGAGTAGTTGCGCTGCGCAAACAGGTTTATGATATTGTTGTATTGCCGGTCATGGTCGGCTTGGTTTTCGCCGCGAATGTGACAGGACAGTTTCATTTTCCTGCTTTCGATTTTGCCGTCGCCGTAGGCATAGCTGCCGTGCGCGTAAGCTTTATCAGCTTCTTTGATGCGCATTTTTATGTCATTAAGGTTAGATATGGCTATCCGCAAATATTGCCTTTGTTCCACGCCTGCGGCAGATATGACTGTAATATATTCATCAGGATACGCGTTTTTTTCTTCGTATTTCACTCTTTTAAAAGCCATTTAAGCACCTCTTAAAGCGCCTAAGACGCTGTCATTGAGTCCGCCGAGTAATTGATCGGCGTCCCAGCCGTTGTTGATTTGTCCGTAGTTATTGCTGGTGACGTTAATCACGCTGCCGCCAATACCACCCGGAATCGAACTGATGCCGCCGCGCATGAAACTGCTGTTACCAAGACCAACTCCGCCGGTATTGAGCCCGCCCATGGCGCTGTCAAGGCCTCCGTTCATAAAACTGTCAGAGCCAAGTCCGCCGGAATCGCTGCTGCTGGATACAAAATCGGCGCCGATGCCTGCTGCTCTGCCTGCCACTGCCGCTGCCAAGCCTTCGCCGCGAGCGATAGAACCCGGCACTGCTGCCTCGGCAAGCGCTGCTGCAGGTTCCCATGCTGCAGCACTTGCTGCAGCGATACCTTTGGTTTCGGCAAGTGCCATTTTGTTGGCCATTTTTGAAAAGACTGCTGCGAGCTGTCTGCCAACTATCCACTGAATGAACATATTAAGTATCTGTTTACCAAGGTTTTTTAAAACGTCACCGAGCTTAGCTCCTTCAGTTATGATGCTGGCGAGACCCGATGCCAGGCCGTCTTTGAGTGTTTGCGCCGCTTCCAGTCCGAACGATAAGAGGCTTTCCTGGCTTTCGAGCTGCCAGTCGTAATAAGCCTGCCTAAGCTCCTGCTCTTCGATCATTTGCTGCTGGCGGGCGAGGGCCTGTTCGAGCTCCATTTCCTGCTCGGCGGACAGCCGCCCTTGAAATGCCGCCAGAATTGCAGCCTGATTGTTTTCGGCAAGGGTCTGCATTTGGTTGTTGTATTCCTGCATGGCATTTTTGCGCTGCAGTAGGCTGTCAGCAAAAACTTCATTCGCCTTCGCTTCGGTTTGCTGGAGGTATTGCAGCCGCTGCGCTTCAGTCTCTGCGATCAGCTCGGCGGCTTTGGCATTGCCTTCGGC